AGGGTGAGCCTACGGGTATTCAGTTACCTTATGTTGTTTCTATCGAACTTAACTCTAGAACCGTGTTGTCGATTCGTCGTAACTGGTATGAGAACGATGAATATCAAATGAAACGTGAGCACTTTGTTCACTACCAGTATATGCCTGGTCTTGGCTTCTATGGATTCGGCCTTATCCACATGATTGGCGGTTTAGCCAAGTCAGCAACCTCATTGCTTCGTCAATTGGTAGATGCAGGCACCCTAGCCAACCTACCAGGGGGCTTAAAAGCTAGAGGATTAAGAATTAAGGGTGATGATACCCCGATTATGCCTGGTGAATTCCGTGATGTGGACGTTCCTGGCGGATCAATCAAAGAAAATATCAGTTTCTTGCCCTACAAAGAGCCAAGCACGGTCTTATACCAGCTTATGGGCGACATTGTAGAGGAAGGAAGGCGTTTTGCCTCGGCTGCGGACGTAAAAGCAGCGGATATGAACGCGGAAGCGCCTGTTGGAACCACTTTAGCGATACTAGAGCGGTCAATGAAGGTTATGAGCGCCGTTCAAGCCCGTATGCATGCCTCTATGAAGGTGGAATTGCGTCTATTAAGCGGTATTGTGCGCGATTTTGGGCCAGAAGCTTACCCATACGATGAAGATGAAGAGCCTTTAGTGGGTTCTGATTTTGATGACCGCGTAGACATCATTCCAGTCAGCGATCCTAACGCAGGAACGATGGCTCAACGGATTATGCAGTATCAAGCAGCACTTCAACTGGCTCAACAAGCCCCTGAGATGTATGACTTGCCGTTATTGCACCGTCAAATGCTAGAAATCCTTAATATCCGTGACGCAGACAAGATTGTGCCTACGGATGATGACATGAAGCCTACAGATCCTGTCAGCGAGAACATGAACATCATAAATGGCAAGCCTGTTAAGGCATTTGCTTATCAAGATCATGAAGCTCACATACAAACGCACATGGCTATGGCGCAAGACCCCAAAGTCTTGGAAGTTATGGGTAAAAGCCCTAACGCTAAAAAGGCTATGGCAGAGCTTTCCGCTCACGTTCAAGAGCACTTGGCGTTTAAATACAGAGCGGATGTTGAAAAAGAACTTGGGTTTGAGCTTCCACCACCAGGAGATGCTTTACCTGAAGATATTGAATTCAGAATATCTCAGCTTGCAAGCATGGCTGCTGAACAACTTAAAGGTAAAAACCAGCAAGAGGCTCAGCAGAAGAAGGCTCAAGAGCAAGCTAAAGATCCTCTTGTCCAAATGCAGCAGAAAGAGTTGCAGATTAAAGAGATGGCTGCCCAATCTAAGGTTCAAGCAGATCAAGCTAAGCTTCAGTTAGAAGGACAAAAGCTAATGGCTAAGGCTCAGCTTGATAAGCAGCGTCTTGATCAACAAATGCAGATAGAGCAAGGCAGACTTGGTGCTCGTATCTCTGAAACGAACACACAACAAGAACTTGAAGATCGACGTATCGCTTCAAAAGAACAACTTGATGGGATGAAGATTGGCGTTGAGATCGCTAAGGAGCTAATGGGTGACTAACATCCATGACAACGTATTTGATCACTTAAAAAATGCGATTAGATCTCAAATGAATGAATATGCTGACCACGTTAGCGGTGGTGGCTGCAAAGATTACGGCGAATATGCCAAAATTTGCGGCATTATCGAGGGTTTAGCACTAGCAGAACGTGAGATTTTAGACCTCAAACAGAGGGCTGAATCGACGTAATTCGCCGCAAAAGCGGTGCAAGCGACTCTGGACGTTAATTTCCAGTGCTGAAGGAACACTAATGTCTGAAGCATTAGCAAATAACGAGACACCTGAAGAGGATGATTCTCGCAAGGCAAAGCAGTTGCCTACCCCCAAAGGGTTTAAGCTGTTGATCGCTCTACCAGAGCCTGATGAATTGACGGAAGGTGGCATACTAAAGGCACATACGACAATTCGTGATGAGGAAGTAGGGTCTATTGTTGGCATGGTTCTCGAAATGGGAGCTGGTGCTTACAATGACCCTAAGCGATTTCCTGATGGCCCTTATTGCCAGAAAGGTGATTGGATTCTAATGAGGTCTTACTCAGGCACTAGATTTAAAGTGCATGGTAAAGAATTTCGTTTAATTAATGATGACTCCGTTGAGGCTGTTGTCGAAGATCCAAGAGGCATCGTTAAGGTATGAGTGAAGCAGAAGATACTGACGTAGGTCAGCAGCACAGTGCCGAAGAGAAATTCTTTGGTGTCCGCACCCAGATCGGCAAAAAGTCCTCTGAAAGTCAAGACTCAGACATTGAGCTTGAGGTTATTGACGATAGAGGCGAAGAAGATCGCAGGGCTCCTAGATCGGAAGAGGCTTCTGAAACAGAAGACGATGACGAACTAAGCGGCTATAGCGATAAAGTTCAGAAAAGAATTAACAAACTACGATACGAGCAGCATGAAGAGCGTCGTCAGCGGGAAGCCGCAGAAAGAATGCGCGAAGAAGCTGTTCGTATTGCTCAACAGCTTTCAGCGAAGAATAAAGAATATGAATCTTTAATCAATCGTGGTGAAGGTGCATTAGTTGCTCAGATAAAACAAAGAGCAGAACTCTCTTTGCAGCAAGCAAGAAGCAATTATAAGAAAGCTTACGAGGAAGGCGACACTGATAATGTCGTTAACGCTCAAGAAGATCTTATGAGAGCGCAAGCTGAAGTTGGTGAGGCAGAGCGTCACTCTCAACAGCTTTCATCGCAACAAGTTCAAAGAGAGCAGTACGAACAACAGATGTATCAGCAGCAAATTGCTGAGCAGTCAGTTCAACATGTTGCTCAACAGCAACAGCAGCAGCAACCACAAGTAGATCCAGAGGCTCAGCAGTGGGCATCTAAGAACGCTTGGTTTATGCAAGACGGGTTTGAAGAAATGACCAGTCTGGCGTATGGTGCTCATGCAGGTTTAATAAAAAGAGGAATTCAGCCTAACTCTCAGGAGTATTTTAGGCAGATTGATTCTCGTTTAAGACAAGCATTTCCAGAACATGATTGGGAGGATAATAGCGACACATATAGCCGTGGCGCGCCCGTGACTCACAATCAGCCCTCGTCGGTGGTAGCACCCTCCTCACGGAGTAATGGTGCTAAACCGCGCAAAGTACGGTTGACGGCTACCCAATTATCTCTCGCCAAGAGATTGGGTTTAACCCCAGAACAGTATGCGAGGCAACTCGCCAAGGAGTCTTCGTAATGACTGATGAGCGCACACCAAGAAAAAGCAACTCTAGAGAAGTTGATGCAAGACCGACAGATTCGTGGAGTCCTGCTTCTATTCTTCCAGATCCTGATCCACAAGATGGATGGGTATTTAGATGGGTAAGAACCAGTATTCTAGGAGAGTCAGATAACACTCATACATCTAAGATGTTTAGAGAAGGTTGGCAGCCTGTAAGGGCAGACGATCATCCTGAACTGATGTTGCAGTCAGATATAGGCTCTCGGTTTGAAGGTAACATTGAAGTTGGAGGATTGTTATTGTGCAAAGCGCCAGAAGAAAAGATGGCTGCGCGTACAAGACACTTCCAAGGTGTTGCTGAACAACAGATGAGTTCGGTTGACAACAATTATCTAAGAGAAAACGATCCTCGTATGCCAATGCTCTCTCCAGAGCGTAGCACGAGGACAACTTTTGGAAAAGGTTAACCCTAAGCAGGGGTTGGCCCTTAATTAACTAGGAGGCCTATTATGGCTATCGCTGCTACCCCCACAGGTGCAGAGCCGGTTGATACCTTGAGTGCGAGTGGCTCATTTACTGGGAAAATTCGTCATATCAAGATTGCAAGCGCATACAATACCGCCATTTTTTATGGTGATTTCGTAAAGCTTGTTGCTGCCGGAACTGTTGAAAAAGCTGCTGTAACAACTTCTGTTGCTGCTGGCACAGTTGGTATTTTTGTAGGCTGCGCTTACACAGATCCAACCACAAACCAAATGACGTTTAACCAACAATTCCCAGCATCAACTGCTGCTGCTGATATTGTGGCTTACGTTGTTGACGATCCTAAGTTGTTATTCCGTATGCAGGGTGATGAGGCTATTGCTCAAACCGGCTTAGGTAATAACATATCAGCAGTTAACACTGCGGGATCAACATCCATCGGTCGAAGCAAGAACGCCCTAGACGGCGGCTCTATTGCTACGACTAACACACTACCACTTCGTGTCGTTGACTTCGTAGATGGCCCAACCAGTGCTGTAGGCGATGCCTTCACGGACTGTATTGTGACCTATCTGCCTTTAAGTCACGCTTACGAAACCAAGCTTGGTGTATAAGGAGAATTAAGTAATGGCAATTTCAAGAGCGCAAATGCTTAAAGAACTCCTACCAGGGCTTAACGCCTTATTTGGTTTGGAGTATGAAAAATACGAAGATGAGCACACACTCATTTATGAGACAGAAAGTTCTGATCGTTCGTTTGAAGAAGAAGTAAAGCTTTCTGGCTTTGCTGCTGCCCCTGTTAAAGCAGAAGGCGCGGCAACAAGTTATGACTCTGCACAAGAGTCTTATACTGCCAGATACAACCACGAAACTATTTCGATGGGCTTTGCTATAACCGAGGAGGCTATGGAAGATAATCTTTATGATTCTCTTTCTGCTCGTTACACCAAGGCGCTTTCTCGCGCAATGGCATACACGAAGCAAGTCAAAGCGGCTAACTTGCTTAATAACGGCTTCACCACTTTCGATTCTGGTGATGGCGTAAGCTTGTTTAATGCTAGTCACCCGTTGGTAAACGGTGGGGTTAACTCCAACCGTCCATCAACTGGCGCTGACTTAAATGAGACCTCTCTAGAGAATGCAATCATCGAGATTGCTGCGTTCACTGATGAACGTGGTCTTCTGATTGCCGCTCGTCCTCGTCGTTTAATCGTTCCACCCGCATTGATGTTTACAGCAGATCGTTTGCTTGAAACAACTCAGCGGACTAACACGGCTGACAACGACATCAATGCTATTCGTAACATGGGTGCTATCCCTGAAGGTTACGCTGTAAATCATTATTTGACTGACAGCAACGCCTTCTTCTTGACCACCGATATACCGAATGGTATGAAGATGTTTGAGCGTACTGCGCTTGAAACTTCTATGGACGGCGACTTCGATACTGGTAACGTGCGCTACAAAGCGCGTGAGCGTTATTCGTTCGGCGTATCTGATCCATTGGGAATCTACGGTTCCCCAGGCTCTAGCTAGAGCTTTTAAGGACTGTCCGGTGTATTATCGGGCAGTCCTTTTTTTTATTCCTGACAAAATGTTTCACATGGAACAGTTTGACACTAACCCAGACAGGAGATACTCATGGGTACTACTACATTCACAG